AAACAATTAGGAACTCTCAAATCATTAAAAGTATCCGGCGATGTTATCTTAGGAGAATTTGCTGGTTTTTACAGTGAACTAAATCGTTTAGGTATTAACACGGAAACACCTGCGGGTGCGTTAGGTGTATTTGAAAACGGTGTTGATATGTTCTTCGGCAGTAATAAAATTGATACTGCTACACTAGGTACTATCGGCAACGATCATTTAGAACTAGTTACAGATAGCACAGTAAGAATCACTGTAGCTAATAACGGTGATGTTAGAGTACACGGAAAACTCTACGCTGAAGAAGTTATCACAGCAAGATCTAGCCCATTAGTATTTCAAGAAACAGACACTAGTACAAATTACGGTAAAGGTATAGTTTGGTCTAAGATTCGTGGTAGTATAAAACAATTTGTTTTACAAGCTAGCCCAGATAGAATTTGGTCTACAGAACACATTGACCTACAGGGTGGTAAGCATTTTAGTATTGACAATATGCCAGTGCTGGCCTATACCGAACTAGGATCAACAGTTACCGAAAGTTCTTTACAAAAGTTAGGTGTTCTTAGAGAATTACAAGTAGCTGGAGATGCCGCAGTTACTAGAACCTTATCAACTACTAGATTAAGTATAGGTAACACTAGCCTTGTTGATAATGAACTACATGCTTATGGAGATCTAAAAATAGGTCGCCATGAAAGCACAGAGATTAGTTTAGGTCAAAATATAGTAATTGGTAACTCAGAAAACTATGCAAGAACAGTGTCAGTATATGGTAACCTTACTGTAGGAGTTGCACAACCAGATCCAGGTTTTGCTTTGACAATAGCAGGTCCAGTTAGCATAGATAATAAAAAATTCTTAAAAGGAATTACAAAACCAACACAAGGTCAATATAACAAAGGCGACATTGTGTGGAATACCGATCCTAAGGCTACAGATTATATCGGTTGGGTTTGTGTAACTTCAGGTGAACCAGGACACTGGTTGCCGTTTGGTATGATTGCTAGCCAGTGATAGCATGGGCAATAGGCAACGGACAAAGTCGTTTAAGTTTTGATTTAACATCAATAACAGACTATACTGTTGGTTGTAACGCACTTTATCGAGATTTTTATTCTAGTGAACTAGTAGCAGTTGATCGTAGAATGGTCGCAGAAATACTAACTAGTTCTTATGCTAACCCTGTATACACAAGACCTGATTGGTGCAATGAGTTTAGGGATTCGCGGGTGCGGTCTTTACCAAACATACCATTCACTGGTCCTCAAAAAGCTGACATACCATTTCACTGGAACAGTGGACCGTACGCTATCCTGTTAGCCTGTTTACAATATCCTAAAGAAATTAATTTAGTAGGTTTTGATCTTTGGGGTGATCAACAACTAGTTAACAACGTCTACAAAGGCACTAGTAATTACGATCCTGTTTCTCATCGGGCTATTGATCCTAGTCATTGGATTTATCAATTTAAAAAAATCACTACTCATTTTAATTCTATACATTTCATACAACACCAAACGATCAATTGGGCGATTCCGGACGAGTGGACCAGCATCAAGAACTTGACAATTAAATACTTTCCTGTATAATTACTACAGCGGCCTTATACGTCATTCAACCCGCTATATAAATTCTGCATGTCGTCAAACTTGCTCATTATTAAGGAGACTAGAGATGGCAAAATATCTTTCAACAAAAACTTACGGTAACGACAGAGGGCTGTCTTGCTGTTTTAGACAATGGCGATCTACCCATTCACATTGTTCTTTACTTCACGGTTATTCAATTGGTATTCGATTAGTATTCGAATCTGACACGTTAGATGATCGTAATTGGGTTATGGACTTCGGCGGACTTAAAGCATTTAAAGAATGGTCAGAGTGGCAATTTGATCATACATTAGTCATTGGTAAAGACGATCCAGAACGTGGAACATTTGTAGAACTAAACAAAATTCAAGGCGGTTTCAAAAACATGGGCATCATTGATCTACGTATTGTAGACGGTGTCGGTTGTGAACTGTTTGCTGAACTTGCTTATCGTACAATGAATGAAATTTTACAAGCTTACAAAGAAGGTCGAGGATGGACTCATCCAGATGGTCGTGTATTTGAAGCAAGGTATCCTACTGGTCAAAGTGTTCGACTTCGTTCAGCAGAAGTATTTGAGCACGAAGGTAATTCAGCTACTTACGAAGGCTGATGTTAAACGTTATTTGTTTAAAACACGGGATCAAATATGGTCCCGAGTATGTTAACAATCTTTACAATATGATTCAGAGGCACTTAACCGTGCCTCATCGTTTTGTTTGTTTTACTGAAGACGTTTCAGGCTTAGATCCTAAAATTGAAATTAAACCGTTAGACGGTCCCAAACTAAAAGGTTGGTGGTGGAAACCTTATCTTTTTAAACAAGGTCATTTTCCAAACGGGGATACTAATCTATTTTTTGATTTAGACATGGTCATAATCAAAAACATTGATAATATAGCACAGTATATGCCTGACAGTTTTGTAGGACTTAGAGATGTTGGCCGTGTATTTCAAAGAGGTAATGATCGATTAGGCAGTGCTGTATTAAAATGGGCAGCAAATCAGTATTCAGAAATATGGACTCAATTAGAATCTAACCCCCAGTATGCTAGTCAGTTTCACGGAGATCAAGATTATATCTGGTGCTTCCATAGAGACAAAATAAAATTTTTTCCAGATAAATGGATTATGAGCTACAAGTGGGAAGTTAGAGATCGGACAGAACTTGTTCGTATAAATGGACGTTTTAACTTTGATACGGTTAAAGATGTAACACCCGATCCAGATACTAGTGTACTAGCGTTTCACGGCAGTCCAGATCCTCACGAAGTTAAAGATCCGATTATAGTTGACAACTGGCGATAAATCGTCTATAATTGTAGTATGTTACACACAGAGACTACTATGACAAAACGTATCGGATTTGCTTGTAAATGGATTGATAATCCTACTCAAGTAGATGGCATTAAACCCAAAGATGATTGTAAAAAATACAATACTGGATCAACTACTGTTGCTTGGTTAAATAGACAAAGCAAAGATGTAGCTGTTGAAAAACTATGGAACCTTATGAAAGGTAACATTGAATCTACTCGTTTGCTAGTTGAAAGGGTAGGTAGTTTAAATGAAAATCTTAGAATGGTACGACTCAGTAGCGATATCCTTCCTGTGTACACTGAGCCAACTTGGTCTTGGTTTTATAGGCAGTCCGATGTTAGAAGTTACGCCGAACGATTTTTCGGAGAAGTCGGATCTCTGGCTAGGAAGAATTCTGTTAGGCTTAGCTTCCATCCTGGTCAGTTTTGCGTGTTGGCATCTGCTGACCCTGATATTGTAAACAGATCCATTGAGGAATTTGAATATCATGCAGATATGGCGAGATGGATGGGGTTTGGTCAAAGATATCAGGACTTTAAGATCAACGTCCACATCTCCGGTAGAGCCGGTCCAGAAGGTATTCGGTCTGCCCTCAAACGCCTTACCCCCGAAGCAAGAAACTGCACTACCATCGAAAACGAAGAAATGTCCTGGGGACTCGATTCAACCCTCGAGCTCGCAGGGGATCTCGCTTTGGTGTTAGACATACACCATCACTGGATTCGAGAAGGCGAGTATATCCATCCGAATGATGATCGAGTTAAGAGAGTTATTGATAGTTGGCGTGGTGTTCGCCCAGTTTGCCATTACAGTGTGAGTCGAGAAGATGTCTTAGTTGCTCACTGTAATATAACACTCCCCGATCATAAGAGCCTCTTAGAATCAGGACATAAAAAACAAAAACTGCGAGCCCATAGTAATTTCTATTGGAACACCGCAGTTAATGAATGGGCATTAGGCTTTACCGAAACTCACGATATCATGTGTGAATCTAAAGCAAAGAACCTAGCTAGTTTTGCACTGCATCAGCAGGCTACAACTTTAGGTCTTTTGTGATTTAGGCTTACGTGGAGCACGTGGCTGTTTTGGAGCAGGTGCTGCCTTAGGTGCTTTTGGCTTTGCTGGTGCTTTTGGCTTTGCTGGTGCTTTTGGCTTTGCTGGTTTAGCAGGTGCTGCCTCAACTACTGCCGCAGGTACAACCGCTTCTGGAACAACTACTACCGCATCAACTACTGCTGGTGCTGCCTCAATAACCGGGGCTGCTTCTACTTTATACGGTGCCTCTGGGACTGCTTCTGGCTTTTTGCCTGTGAAGAATTCTGCAATTTTCTTGAACATTCTATGTTCCTCCTTAGGCAATTATTTATAAGCTAAATATAAACATGCCATTTAATTTTATAAAAAACGTTGTTTTAAATGAAAATACTCCTAGTAAAGAGCTAGAGTTATTACCGTTACCTTATTCAAAAGGTGATTTAGAACCTTCTATATCGGAAGATACTATCAACTATCACTATGGCAAACTAGCAAAGACCTATGTGGATCGTTACAATGCTAGAGAGGGCGACTTAGACTTTAATGAAGCTGGTGCATTCCTGCATAATATCCTATTTCCACAGTACAAGAAACCCGACGGTAAGAATGATCCAGATGGTAGCGCCAGTGAGTTTATCACTAAACATTTTAAGACATTTGCTAACTTTAAAGAAGAATTTAGCAAAGTAGCAATGGGCATACAAGGATCGGGCTGGGCATATCTTGCTAAAGATGGTAAGATCAAAACAATTAAGAATCATCAGATCAAAAACGACATTGTTCTTTTAATAGATTGGTGGGAACATGCTTGGGCTCTTGATTATCAAAGTGACAAAAAGAAGTACTTAGAAAATCAGTGGAAAATTATCAACTGGAATGTTATTAGTGCTAGATTAGGATTAGTTACAAACGACTAATATCTCTAGTACTAGATACTGGCATATCCCATATTAGGCGTCGCTCGACGCCTTTCTTTTGAGCAAAACGTTTGGCATCACAATGCTCACAACAATGAAAATAGTTGTTGTTTAGTCGCTTGGGACTAATCTTTTCTTTTGGTCTACGAAAAGTTTTGCCACAATTGTCGCAGCGGAACAATACTAGTGTTTGTGTTCTACTATACTCGTGTATAACACCTGTTTTACTAGGTCTATGATATATGTTAACTTCTTTTTCTGTGCCTAAGAACATAAAAGTATTTACATTAGGGTTATAAAAATTTTAGGTAAATATCAAAAGAGGACAAAAAATGATCACAGTTACTGAGACTGCTGCTGACAAAATTAAAGATATCTTAGCAGAAGAAAACAACCCAGGCGCCAAATTACGTATGTTTGTACAAGGAGGCGGGTGTTCAGGATTTAGTTATGGCTTTACTATCGACGATAAACTAGCCGAAGACGACTGGGATATTGAAGCTAACGGTGTACATGTCCTTGTAGATTCTATGAGTGCTCAATATTTAGAAGGTGCAATTGTAGACTACAAAGAAGAATTAATGGGTTCAAATTTTACAATCAAGAACCCAAATGCAACAACAACATGCGGTTGCGGATCTAGTTTCGGGGTATAATATGGCAAGACAAGAAATTGATATTGGTGTACAAGGTAATGACGGCACAGGCGACAGTATTCGTGAAGCCTTTAGAAAAGTTAACGAAAATTTAAGAGATCTATATGCAGTCATAGGAGAAGGTGATTTAATTAAATCTACTAGTTTAGATGACTTTCCTAGCTCATATTCTCCTAATCAAATATTTGTTGTTAACGATCCCGGTGATGCAGTACTTGCTAAAACTATTGTAGGCACTAATGGTATTAGTATTGATAATACCAGTGAAGACGAAATAGTTATTAGCGCCGGTGGTGCAAAGTTAAATGGTGACTTAACACCTAGCCTTGGTGCTCCGCTAAATGCTAACAGTCTACCCATTGGTCGTGTTGGTGAGCCAAATGCTACAAATGTAAACCTTTTTAACAGTGTTCACGGTACTAATATAACTGTTGACGATCTTGCTGTTACTAAAGGATACGCTGACCGCAGATATTTGCAATCATCAGGCGGGTCAGGTGCTGGACAGATTCGTATTAGAACGGAACCAGTTGATCAATCAGAATATACACAAACTATCGAAGCCTATCAAAATGGTAATATTAAAATTACAGGTCACGGATACGATAGCGGTAGTGACGGTATTGCTTTTAAATATTATTCAACAGGTTCATCTGCAACTGGCTTAGTTGAGGGGACAACTTATTATTTAAAATATATAAACACTGTTGAACTAAGTGTACATCCTACATTTGACGATGCTAGGGCTAATCCTGGAACTAATAGAATAGCTATTCCTACAGGATCAGGATCAGGCGTACAAACTCTTACAGATGCATTCTTAGATACATCTATACCAGGTAATTTTTTAACTAACGAAGCATTACCTAGAATTAGCACAGTTCGACGTCAAGGCGATGTAATGGCTGGTCCGTTATATTTGTCAGATCATCCTGAGCCGTTAAACGAAAATCCTATACCGGCAGTAACAGGTGCTAATCCAGATTTTCAAGCTGCTACAAAATATTATGTTGACAATAACAGTTTTGCCAGCAATATTAATTTATTTGTAAGCACGTGACGATGATCAAACAAACACCCCTCCTGGTAAGGAAGGTAGAGCGTTAGCCTATGCCTATGAAACACTAGGAGCAGCTTGCCGTAAAGCTGAAGAATTAATTGAACTAGCAGCAAACGAACCTGGACCTTATAGACAGCGTCTAGCATTTACAGTAGGCGGAGAAACTACTAACAGTCAAGTTCAGTCAGTAGCTATAACTGGTGGCACTGGTTATAGTGCTGTTGAAATATTACTATCTAAAAATAGAGAATATATTCGAGCTGAAGTTATTGGATATATCAATGCTACTTTCCCTAATTTTAATTACGACGAAGAACTGTGTTCTCGAGATGTAGGATTAATTATCGACGCTGTAATTTTAGATGTATTATTTGATAGTAATCATCAATCAGTTAATGCAGGTCGATCATATTTTAGTAATTTAAGTGCTAGAATTGCCAGCGGAAATCAAAAAACTGAAACACTTGCTGGTATTAATTATGCTAAATCGTTGGCAGATTATGTACTACAAAAAATTAATCCGCCGGTAAGTTACCAGTCAGTGTACACAAGACAAACCGATCTTATCAATAGTAACAGCACACAACGCACTCTTGTTGGAACAAAATTTAATGTAATCACTGGAATTATAAACAACGGATTATCGTCTACCCCAAACATTGATTATGGCACTGGATTAGTATCATTTGTAGTAAACAACGGTGGACAAGGATATGTTGATCAAGGTAATCCAACAAACATTGACATTATCCCTGGTAAAATTGTTCGAGGTATAAATTCTGAAGCTGTTGCTAGAGTTGTTAGTTATACCGCAGGTATAACAACTGATACTATAGAATGTACACTTCTAACACCATTTAATTTTAGTGTAGCTGAAGAAATTGAATTTGCTGAGGCTAACAAAGTTTATCAAATTACAATTAGACCAGAAAGCGGAATTTACTACGAAGACTATCCTATTAGAGTTCCTGCTAACGTCACTATTAGAGGCGATGATTTCCGCAGAACAATTATACGTCCTAAAGATCGTGCAAGTCAAAGCCCATGGATTGAAACGTATTTTTACAGAGATACAAACTTTGACGGTTTAGATCTAGCTCCTACATACTACCCTGAAGCAGTTAGATTGCTTGAAGATAACAAAGACTTCTTAAAGAGAGAGGTTATTGCATGGATTGCTGCTCAAGTGTCAGGTAACATATCACCGTTTACTTCTGGCTTTACTTACAATCAAGGTAAGTGCTCTCGTGATGTAGGATTAATTGTCGACGCATTAATTCAAGACATTAAGTATGGTGGCAATGCTTCAACTTATGACGCTGCATCATTATATTATAACGGTGTTACAAGTAAGATTACTGGGCAAGAAGCACAGACCGCAGCAGCACTTACACAATTAAAAACTATTGTTGTAAACTTTGTTTTAACTAACACTGCATACACTGCACTTCAGGCAGCAGTTAGTCAAACTATTGCAGCTCCTGCAAGTGAGGCTGGTGCTGTTACTAAATCAAATACATTGTTAACCAGTGTAGCTAGTGTAGTATCAACTGGATTGTCTGCTTTGCCTGCTACCTATGATAGTCCTAGATACGGATATCATTACTTAACAGATACTACAAGAGTTATGAATTTAGGTCCGTCATACACCAATGAAGGTGGTTACGTAAACTCTGCTAAGTTGTTAGAAATAAACAAAGAATATATTAAGGCAGAAGTTACAGCATTTGTGTCTGCACAACCCGGTGTTATACCTTTTGATACTGCAAAAAGTTCTAGAGACACAGGATTAATATTAGATGCAATTATTGCAGATCTACAAGCAGGTGGACGAATTAATGCTGTAAGCACAGCAGCAACATTTTTAAATTCAGCGCCTACTGTTACACAGGCAGCATGTATTGCTGGCATGAATCATATTAATACAATTGCACAAAAAATTATCTTAAATCAAGCACCGACTACTACCTATCAGAGCAGTGTGTCTCAAATTTTTAATAATTCACTGACTGCTGAAGCCGGCAGCGGTGCTGACATTACTAATTTAGTTAGTACTGTAGTGTACGCATTTAATCCTAGTTTTAATCCTCCAAAGAATAATTCTAATGTTGATGTATTCTTGTTTAATGATGCAGTAAGAGTTAGTAATATAACAGCACAAGGGCATGGCGGATTCATGTGTGTTCTTGACCCGTCTGGTGCAATTGGATCTAAGAGTCCGTATGTGCAAGAAAGCGGATGTTTTTCTAAAAGTATTAATAGACAAACATTTGCTGGCGGTATGTTCATTGACGGTTTCTGTGGACGATTAAAAACTAAAATTACTGGAACTAGTGGATTAGAGTTGACATTGTCTGGATTAACTTATCGTAGACCAGTAGCTCCAACCGCGTTTTACTATAACGGATTCCGTTATCAAGTTGATAACATTAAATCTTATAATGCAGGTACTGGAGTAGCAGTAGTTGAGATCAATCCTACTACTCCCTGGACAAATGGCAACCTTAATATTATTTTAGAAACCCCTGGCAATCGATCAATGCTAGCTTAAGGCTATCGGTGCTGATCCGACCGAAATTCCAGACCAGGTATCTTTATCTCAAAATATGACGCAGGTAGCTAAGATTTATCGTTTTGATGATTTTAGTGCTGATAATCAAAAAAATGACATCGAGTTGTATATTAAACGATATACATATATTCCTAGTTCAGTTAGTGAAATTGAAATTGATCATAACAACGGTACTATTTCAAGATATGAACTTAGAACCATTACTAGAACTGGTTTAAATGAAAGTCAATACACTTATCGAATCACAGGTGTAACACAAGCATCAACTGCTGTAGTTACAGTCATGGGTACATTACCTTTAACTATTACAGGTATTACTAGAGCCAGTCCAGCTGAAGTGACTGTTAGCGGCAGTCATGGCATGACAAATGGTGACTTTGTAACAATTACTGGTGTTGTAGGTATGACTCAGATCAACAACGGTAGTTACTATATTAAGTCTACCGGTGCTAGTACTTTTGAATTATATACCGACGACACACTAATTCCAGAATTAGACAGCGTTAACTTTACTTCTTATGCTAGTGGTGGTACTGTTGAAAGTCCTATTAAATTTTACAAAGGTGATAGAATTTCTATCAGCGGTGTAGGAGGTATGACCCAACTTAACGGCAACAAGTACTATGCTAAACCGTTAACCTATAAAACATTTGAGCTATATGCTGACTACAATCCTGCTACTGATACACTAAGTAGTCCTGTTAACTCCACAGCATTTACTGCTTATACAAGTGGTGGTACTGTAAATGAAAAATTCACTTATAATATTTCAGCTATAACTAAAGCTAATCCTGCACAGGTTACATTTAGTGAAAACCATCACTTCACCGACGGCGACCTTGTAAAAATTGAAAGTGTAGCTGGCATGATACAGATCACTGGACTGTACTATGTCAAGCGTAATGGCGCAAATACTGTACAACTTTATCAGGATCCTACACTAGCTACAACAGTTGACAGTAGTTCTTTTAGTACCTACACTAGCGGAGGTACTTGCTTTGGTGGTAAAGAAATATTGTTACTGAGCATTAGCACAAACTCAAACGATAACAGAGAAGCTAACGGTTTTACTACTCAATTACATGATCACATGAACATCGGAATTCGAGAATTGCAAAACTTTAGATTCAATGAAGTTGAGAACGTAAACCCAACTAGACCTAGTACTGCTTTAGAATTTGATGCAACATTACCAGATGTATATAGGATTATTGCCTACGGTACTAGTCTTGCAGACGGTTCTAAATTACCAGCTAACAACGCTGTTTTAAGTGCAGATACATCGTTTCTTTATATTAAACCAACTAGCGATCCAACTAAGATTACCACAGTAGATCCTGATAATGGTGCAAAAACTATGGGGTCATTAGTTGGCGATGATAAAGTTGCTATCTTTGAAATCTCCGGTGCAGAAAATGCAGCTAAACGTGATTTATTAAACACTGGTACATTGCTTTTTGCATGGAACGGTAAAATGCATCGAATTACTAGCTATACTCCGGCTGTAGGAATGGTGCCACCATATATCAGTTTTACTGATGTAACTGACAACAATAATTACGGAACAAGTACTGGTCTTAATCGAGTCCTTAGTGGCTCAAGTTCTACTGTATTGCGAGCAGGTTTACCAGCAGGCTCAACTGCTAGTATCACAGTTAAAATTTCAACATGTCGAGCAACTGGCCATGATTTCTTAGATATAGGAACAGGCGGTTACAATACTACAAACTATCCTAGTGCAATCTTTGGTAATCCTAGTCAAGGTCCTACACAAGAAAACGAAGTCACTGAATTATTAAAAGGTCGTGTATTCTATGTAACAACAGATCAAGACGGTGTGTTCCGTGTAGGTCGATTCTTTACAGTTGACCAAGGTACTGGTACTGTTACGTTCTCAGCTAGTATTGCTCTAAGCAACTTAGACGGTATTGGATTTAAGCGTGGTGTTACTGTTGCTGAATTTTCAACAGATGCAACAATGACCAACAATGCTACTGATACTGTTCCAGTACAGTCAGCAATTAGAGGATATATTGACAAACGACTAGGTTTAGATCATAGTGGTAATACTGTTCCAGTACCAAACTTAATCGGTTCTGGTTACTTACCGCTTAACGGTGCGCTACCTATGAAAGCTAACTTTAATGCAGGCGGCTTTAATATTCAAAACCTAGCAGCACCTATGGATCCGTCGGAAGCAGCTACTAAACTGTATGTTGATAATTTAGTTGGATTGAACGACGAATTATCTGAGCTAACAGATATGGCTATTCTAAATGCCGCATCTGGTGATGTGTTAATGTTCACTGGTGGTAATTTAAATGCTGTTGGTGCAACAATTACTGGAGACATTGTACCTACTTATACTAGTTTATATGCTTCGCCTCTAGTAGGTGGTATTACCAGTGCTCCAACAATTGACTCGGGCATTGCTGGAACTAGTAATATATTTGTGTCTGGTGGTATTGTAGTTGATGACATTACAGGTTATCCAACTACGGGTTATATTCAAATTAACGGAGAAATTTTCCAATACACTGGTGTTACACTAGCAAGCAATAGATTTGACGGAATTACTAGAGCTAAGTTTACAACTAGTGCAGCAATTCATGCAGGCGGATCTATTGTTAAAAGTGTGGAACATGCAAGATTAGATTTACAATATGCACCTTTAAGTATTGTTAATGCTGATGTAAGTCTCACAGCAGCTATTGCACAAAGTAAATTGGCAATGACTGCGGCTACTACCCGTGCTAATGCTACAGGCATTACACAAGCAGATAGAGGCTTAGCAAGTTTTGACAGTGCTAATTTTGAAATTACTGACGGATGGGTTGGTATTAAAGCTGGTGGTGTTACATTAAGTGAAATAGCAAATATTACTGATGCTAGAATATTAGGTAACTTTACAGGATCAGCGGCAGCACCGCAAGAACTAACAGCATCAACTGTTGGTACAAAATCACTTGAAGCTTTGTTTACTTCTAACGGTGCATTGACTAGAACTGGTTCTGAAACATTCGCTGTAGTTGGAATTACAACTAACGGAGCTAACGACAGCATTGTAAAAACATCCGGTAGTGGTACTATAGATGTTAAAGGGTTGTTAATTAACGGTAGTAATGCACTAACGCACAGTAGTACAACTATTAAACTAACTACACCAGGCGGTATTGATATAATAAGTGCTAGTGGTACAGCTAATAATGCTACTCCAGTAACTATATTAGGACAGTGGGCTTTAGGTACTAATGCTACATTACAAGCAACATTTGCTGACTTAGCAGAATTTTACAGCAGTGATCAAATATATGAGCCAGGAACAGTTTTAGTATTTGGTGGCGATGCTGAAGTAACTACTACTAATATATTCGGCGATACTAGAGTAGCTGGTGTTGTGTCAACAGAACCAGGCTTTATGATGAATGGTGAGCTTGCAGGTACTAGAGCGTGTATTGCACTACAAGGGCGTGTACCATGTAAAGTCGTAGGTAAAGTTAAAAAAGGTGACTTACTAACAACGGCTGGAGTACTAGGTCATGCTGCTAAAGCTATAAATCCTCAAGTAGGTACACTAATAGGTAAAGCATTACAAGATAAAGATTACTCCGAAGCTGGTGTAATCGAAGTTGCAGTGGGGCGTGTATAATGACAAAACAAATAGTTAACTTAGGTGTAGCTAATAAAGGCAACGGAGATCCTATCCGTACAGCATTTGATAAAGTTAATCAAAACTTTACAGAACTTTATAATGCTATAGGATTAGGAGATGGTAATCTCAACATAGGAGCATTTGAGTTTTCAGGTAGCACTATGACTACAACTGACAGCAGTGACATTGTCATTGCTCAACGAACTCAAATTACCAGCAACTTAACTGTACAGGGAGACATACTTCCTTCAGTAGCCAACGGTGGAGATCTAGGAAGTTTGACTAGGCCATGGCGAAGTTTGTATGTTAGCAATTCAACAATTTATCTTGGAAGCACACCATTAAGTGTTGATGCAGGCGGAAATATTTTAATTGATGGTAATGTCTACGGCAGTGGTGGCGATGGCCTAACCAGCAGCAACGACATCGATATCACCATCAACAATGATGATAGTAGTAGTTACACATGGAATTACGGTAACACTGGTACATTAACGCTACCAAACAGTCAAACTATAGACGCTTCATCATCGACTATCTTAACGGTAGGTTCGACTGATGCTCGTTTACATTTAGATTCATTCAATCAAGTAGCAAAGATAACAGCCAAGAAATCTTTTAACAGGAATTTTTATAGTGGCGGTAGTGAAACGTTTACCTATGCTGAAGGAACGGTGACTGTTCAGTTTTTAGATAATACCAATTTATATTTTAGAGAACTATTGTCAAGACTCGAAAGTCACTTTAATGGAAACGATAATTTTGCTTTTGACTACAGCAATGTTGTCTTAACAATAAACACCGAGGGAGAAAATCTAGCATCGACTGTGACTAATGTCACTAGTGATTTTGCTGACCCGCCAACATTTACCATAACACTGGAAACACTCCACCCAGAACCTATAACAATAACTGATATCACAATTGATTACGATTACAATAATACCATTGGTTTAGATGTAGACGGTGATTATTTTGGAATAGCCACAGACAATGATGATATTGACCTACGATCAGGTAGAGATATTGATCTTATCGCGGCAGATGATGTTCTTATTCGAGCTGGCAGCGAATTTAGCCTAACGCTCAATCAGCGTGACGGTCAAGCGGATACCGCCGGCATAGAGATTAGCACAAACAGTACCGCGTCTAATAATGTTTGGACATTTGGATTTGACGGCGATTTAGCTTTACCGCAAGATGGTGGCATAGTATTTGACAGAGCCGATACAACAATCCGTGTGGGCATGGGATTCCACATTGCCAGCGGTGGAGGTATCAGTCTTGACGCTATTGAT